TCATATCAAAGAAATCACAAGCACTTATGTGATAACTTGATTTAGCACGTGCCATATTAATTGGGTCGCGTTTAATATCGTATTGCTTTCCGTAATCAAATATGATGTCCGTACCAACAATCCATTTAGCCCTGTATATACCTTGTACTTGCTTTCTTTTATATTTATCTTTTTTGTTATTATAGTCATCATATGAAGCTCTACCAAATATTGTATTTCCTCTTCTATCAACTCGTTCTTCACGAACTAACTCATCAGCAGATATAATTTCTATATCTAATACTTGTACTTTACCTCTATTCCAAAAGTCAGAATAACTACCATAGTAAGCATTACCTACTGGCGTAGATGGTCTCCATTGATTTGTAGAAGCGTATTTATAAATCATATCAATGTCTTCTTTGGTTAATTCACCATTAGACATTTGAATAACTTGTGCAACTGGCACTTCAATTATTTCTCCTGCATATCTTAAATCTCTAAAGTCAGGATATGTACAATAACTTAATATTAATCTTCTTGGGTCAACTCTTCTAAATCCTACTAAATCACCATCTCTATAATCTTTATATGCTGATACACCATAGTCAAACAAATCTTGTAAAGTTTGTCTTCTTTGGCTTTCGTAATCGTTTTGACTAAATGTTAATTCAATAGCTTGTTCTGCTTCCATAGCAGTTTTATGACGCAATCCAATCTCATAAATCTTAATGCCATCAATGTCTTCTGGTTCTCCTTCTCCTGGCTGTAACTGTGGGGGTGTTTCTACTTGCTCTCCAAATACTTCTTTTTGAGCATCTCTCATTGTTGCTTTCATCTTCATTAGAGTAATTTGTCTCTCTAATTCAGTTTGAGCTAATGGGTCAATTGGGTCTATTTGAACATCCCAATTTTGTTTTTCTAATAACCCTAAAGCTATTCTTCTAAACTTAGGTAATATAGGAAGTACTGACCAGTCTACTACTAACGTATTGTTTGTAGGGTCTTGGTCAGGAGTTAATACTTTTTTGTATCGGTCAATTGTTTGAGAACCACGCGCATAGGTTTTAACCCATTCGTATTTATCTCTACTTCTCCAACCTATTGAACCAAACGGAGTATCCCCATAAGCCGAATACGCTGCTCTACAATACTGTAATAAAAAAGGTTTCTCGGTTTTTCTTTTAGGGTCAATATTTTCGTCTGGAAAATTTACACCGACACTTGATACTATTTCTGCCATCTCAGCAATTTAGTTTGATTTACATTAAATAATACGTTATTAATACTTCCCAAATAGACGGCCATTACCTTTAGCCTTATAAAAACTAAAGTAATCTTCTATTCTTTCTGTTTGTACTTCTTTCTTTTTAGGGTTGAATTGTGGGTTATACATCATCATCAATGCATACCCTACAGCCATAGCTACGTCATATTCAGTTGTATCGTCAGGACTAAACCCTAACCAATCTTCAATGACTTGTTCAAACCATATGTTATCTATCTTATCATTTATATATTGGTCTGTTAATTCTGCTATATAGATATTGTTTGAAAGCGTTGCCGCTATCCCTGGCTTTTCTTTCCCTGGTATTTTAAAACAAAAGTCCACATATCCCCTTTTCTCAAAGTAATGGAGTATCCCTGGTTTGTTGTTTTCTATAAGTGCTTGGCAACCATAGTAATGAAGAGCCATCAAACAATCTTCATAGAATACTTCTGGGCTAGGGCGTGCTACATATATCAATACAGGTGAGTTATCAGCATCTGTACTTTTTAATGGATTAGACTTTTTCATTATACATAAAGCCCCATTAGACATTCTTGACTCATGTCCTTTACTTACATTAACGTGGTCATAAGGGTCAATACCTGCACAATACATATGTTTATTTTGAGCATATGCTATATCCCCTTTTCTAGTTACATTATTAACTTGGTCTGGGAACTCTATTACCTGGAACTTGCCATTTGGGTTCTCATGGAAGGTAACTGTACCATCACGCTTCATATCGTCCCATTGTAAGTTGCCAGTAACTACTTTCTTTTTAGCCCACTTCAATATATCTAACCTGTCATTTAAAAGAATAGGATTAAATACGCAAGTTGATGCATCGGTTTGAAACGCTTCTTTCTCATCTAATGGTTCTTTTCGTTTTGCTGAAGACAAAGCTCTTGGGTCATTTTGTAATGCTTTTCTTTCTTCTAATATATCCATACGCGCTAACTCTCTATTAGCGTTTCCAAATTTATCTATATGGCGAGTTTCATCAGCAGGAGTAAAAAACTTATACATACCTGATTGAGTTCTTCTTCCTTCTTTTGTTGTTTGGTCAGACCCTTTCCACATTTGCAAGTAAGGTTTACCACCTGCATCCATTTCCTCTACCGTTGTAGTATGGAGTGCCTTTCCTATAATACGCCCTTCATCGTCCATCAAACAATACTTAACTACATTCCATCTTCTATTGATATCAACAAGGGTTGTTTTACCTGCCTCATCACCAATATAGAATCCTAGCTTCTGTCCATCATAAGCACCCTCTGTTGACGATTTAAAGTCTATTCCTGACATTAACTCTTCGCCATCTATATCTACCTTACCACTTTGGAATTTAAGCCCTGTAGCAGGAACTTTACCTGTGTTAGGCATATCTGATATTGGTTTAAAGAAAGAAGGTAATTTTCTAAAAGGATTAACTATAGCTTTCCTAAATACGGACTTGGCATCATCATCAGTTTTAGATTGGATACCTGTCCAAAAATTTTCTGACCTTGTTGTTTGTTCTAATGCAATAGCACCAGCTCTATAGGTTTTACCACTACGACGTTTAGTTGTTTCACATAACCCAAATGCATTATCATCTTCTACTGTATATTGCCAAGCATAAAAAAAGTCTTTATCTACTTTCCTATACTTAGGCAACCCAATGTCAAGATGGTAACAAGAAAGGTAAAACCAATGAGTACCTGTTATATAAGTAGGTTTATTGTTATTCATAAACCAATGGCCACCTATTCTACGTATCCAGCAATATTCTTTAAATTCTTTTAAATCTGGGTGAATGTATCTTGGGTCTTGCTTTTGTTTTTCAGCTTCTTCCTTTTCCCATATTGGAAATTTCTCCCAACGTTTATCAATCTCCCAATAGCAATTATCAAATTTAATAGCACGTCTCTCTACGCCTACTTCTTGGTAGTCTCCAGTATAAGGATTATATACATAGCCTTCTTTAGGCAGATGACAAACTAACCCTTGTATATTTTCTGATTTACCACCTAAGTCCTTTATCATTTCTTCTTCATTTGTGCAGCTATGTATTCTGGAGTAAATTTCCTTGATTCGTCAAACTCGTCCATAGCATCGGTATCTCCAGAGAATAGTTTATTATATAATGACTCTATCTTATTAATCATTTCGTCCATTTGATTAATAAGTTTATTTTTAATTTCTACTGCCTTTAAAACATCTAATTCTTTGCCGCTATCTTGGTCTTCAATTCTTTTGTTAACCCTTTCAGCATATTCTTCAAATGTTGCCTCTAATGAACATATAAGCGTCCATACTCGGCTATTAATAACGTACCTTGTAAAGTTTAGCATCAACTCAAAGTTTGGCTTTTCTGTTAACCCTACTGTTTGTTTAGCCCATTCTTTTCTACGAGTTATATCACTAAACTCTTTTACAGCTGGGGAATTATAATCATAAACCCATGCCATGTATTGTATTTGCTTATTCAAATCTTTAACATAGCTGCCCTTTGGCAATATATCATTTAACCTAGGATACGCAGCAATCATATCTTGCGTATTAGGGTCTATTACCATCTTAGCTATTTGTTGTTTAGTATATCTACTCATAGCCATAGATTAATTCTGAATTTAAAATAATTCTTTCTTTACCATCTGGAAATCTATAGTAAGACCTGAACTCTTCTTTAAAGTGACATATAGTTTCTTTAGGAAGGTCTAATATTCCTCCATTATACATTCCACAACCTTTCCTTTTCTTTGAACTAATACTATCAGGTATTATAATAAGAGATGATTTAGGGTTAGCCTTTTCTTCAATATCTTCTAATACAACCCACCTACCTACACCTTCCCAATGGTCATCAACTTTTCTAGCGAGTATCATATCTTCTTCTGCTTCCCAAACAACTTCCCCATCATAATACTTTACATTAAGATAAGTTCTATCTTCACCATTAGTAAAGAACTGAGATGTAACTAAGTAATGGATAACAACTGTTTCCCCTTTCTGCAAATCAAGTTTACATCTTCTGCCAACTGAATGGACCACACCTTCTACGGTTGACCAATCTTCATGGTTAAATGAGCCATCAATAAGTAACTCAAGACCACTTTCTGTTTTGATTTTTTCTTGTAATGCGTTAGGCAAGGTTAAAAAAACCTTGTTGCCTATTGGTTGTTTAATCATTGTTGTGTGTGTGTGTTTGTGATACGTTGTAATACGCAAAGATACGGAGGTTATCCGTATCCTGCGTAATTTATTTATTTTTTCTTTGCCATAGCTTTTTTACCAGCCATTGCTTTTTTCATCATTCCAGCTTTACCGTATTTTTTCATACCAACTTTAGCTGCGATTGCTGCTCCAATCTCTTTTGCTTTTTCAGCAGATTTACCTTTCTTCATGTACTCTTTAGCAGCGCCTTTAGCTAATGCTTTGAATCCAACTTTCATTGCTTTTTTCTTTTCCATTTTTATTTGTTTTTGTTTTTAAAAATTTTTAATAATTCTTCTTTACTATGTTGAACTGGTGCGTTAGGATTATAATACGTTTTTGCAATCTCAGCTAGTTCTGGATTCTTCTTAATTACATTCTCTCTTAAGTCTATAATCTGTTTACCATATAAAGGGTTTTCTTTCATATCAATACCTTCTGCTGGTAAATCAACTCCATATATCTTAGCCATATTGTATCCATGATAACCTGCATCTGATTGTGGGTATATTCTACCTAAACCATTATATGCTTGTATTTGTTGAGCTTCATCATTTAAACCTAATCTTTCAGCTACGCCTTTCTTTTCCATTAATGCTCTAACCAACATATCAGCAGAGTATTTTTTTTGATACTCGTCAAAATCTTTTTTCTTTTCTGCTTCAGTTAACTTAGGGAGTTTAGATTCAATTGCTGTAGGAACGTCTTGTATATGGCCCAAATTGAAATCTTTATTACCTAATTGGCTTTCTTGTAAAGCTACAGCCAAAGCAGTATATGGGTCATAATTATATCTTTTAGCTGCATCTAATACATGTTGAACTACATCTCTATTAAATTCACCTGATACTAAATCTCTATTAGGGTTGATTTCTTTTTGAGTAGTTGCCCTAACCTTTCTTAAATCTTCAATAGATATTTTACCTTTACCTAAAGGTTTAGATTCTGGAGCTTTTGCTAGTTCATAATTAGGAGTATCTACTTCTGTAGAGCTCACATCTATTGTTCCAAGATTTGGTCTTGGCATATTTTTTAATAATGCCTTTAATTGCTTAGGTGTTAACTTTGTTGCCATTTATATTTAATGTATGGTTTGTACTAAGTTGAATATCATTTGAATCATAATGGCGAACTCTTCCATCGTTCTTATTTGCCACAACCCATATTGTATTTTGATGTATTCCATAGTCTATCATTAAGATTGCGATACCTTCTCCATGGGGAGTATCAACCCATATAGTAGATTGAAACTCGTGGATAGTTGTCATTACTTTTTCTTTTTAGCAGTTGATTTAGTTTTAGCAGATGATTTAAATCTTTCTCCTTTACCTGAAGTTTTACCTTCTCTGTATACTTTAGATTTAGCACTCCACAAGTCATGGTATGCCCAATGTCCAGCAGTTAGTTTAGAACTACGAGCTTCTTTAGCATGACGCTTCTTATATTGTTTACGAGCTTCTGGGCTATAGTTAGAACTATATCCTTTAGCACCATAGTGAACAATCTTTTCTTTACCATTAGCGCAAGCTTTAACTACACGCTTATGTTTCCCATCTGTATCAGCCTTTGGTCTATTGCAAGGCATTTTTGATTTATCAAGTTTTTTAGCTGGCATTACTTCTTAGTTTTAGCGTTAATCTTTTTAGCAGCAGCAACAGCTTTAGTATAAGCTTTGCTACCTTTCTTTGCAGGTTGTTCACCTCTTGCTCTTTTAGCTCTTATGTTTTCCCAGAGTCCTGGTAGTTTTGCTTTTGCCATTACATTCGCTTTTTTGCAAGTTTTGATTGAACCTTAGTCTTTACTTTATTAGGTAATGATTTATTTTTAGGTGTTTCCTTTTCCCAACGCTTAGCCATCTCTGGTTTGTTAGCGTACATAAATCCTCGTTGTGCTTTTGACTTAAATGGCATTATTACTTTTTAATAATTTCAAATATCTTTTCTACTGCTTTAATACCTAATAATAAACCTATTAACCCAGTAACACAATATACCAATGTATCACTAGGCGCTATATGAGCTTCACTAAAACTATTATGGTATAAAGTAATACCTAATAATACGCTTAAAAACAAAGCAATAAATCTTTTCATAGATGGACTATCTGGGTTGTCCATAAATAACCCTTGTATAAACTTAATCATGTAATCCTAATTTAAATTCTATTATACTTAATCTTTTATCCAAAGTAGCCCTAGCTAGAGCAGCATCGGATTTAATCTCTTGCATTTCAATAGTTGTACCTTGAGGAGGTATAGCCTTATTCTCTTGGGTTACCACTACAGAAATCTTACTTTCTAATATGGTTACCTTTTCATTTAAACTATTAAG